TCTGTCTCTTTTGTAGAAGAGCCTGTGTTAAAAACATCTTGAACGGCTTTGTTCATAGAGCTTATATCATTTAATATTTTTTGCGTGTTTTCCATAGCCTCTAGCAAATTGCTTGGCTTTTCTACCACACTCCCTTCTTGCATTTTAGCTACATTAGCGGTGGCTACTACATCTAACTCTTCTACGAAATCTGGTGTTAGTAAAGTAATCTCTTCTTCGGTCACGTCATCTCCTATGGAAGAGGCTATATCTACGATAGCTCTTTTGTAACGCATGTCTATTTCTTGCAAGCCGTCTAAAACTTCTGCTTGTTGCTCTGTTGTTAAAGAGCCTTCGCTTTTTTCTTTTGCTTCTTTTACAAAATCTCTAGCAGCTTGTTTAAACGTTTCTGTAGTTTTAGTTACTAGTTTTGCTGTGTCTTGTCCTTTGTCCTTGGTCGGTGCTTCTTGCATATCC